GTCAGTGAGACGGCGACAGAGACGGTTCAGGCCGAGGAGACAGTGACGCCGGGGATCGAGTTTGTTCAGGTCGCCGAGCAGGATCAGGAGCTGGTGCAAACGATTACCGTCCAGCTCCAGGATAAGGGGACTGATTCCCAGACGGGCGTGATGCATGTCTCCGGGGTGGCGACCGTCGGGGATGTCGTCAACCCCAACAACGAGGTCTATCCCACGAGCATTTGGGTAGCGAACATGAAGCGCTTCCAGGAGATGATCGAGCAGGGGCGGCTGCTGGGTGAGACCGACCACCCGGCGGACGGCCGGGGCTCCCTCCGGCGCACCAGTATGAAGTATACCAAGCTCTGGCAGGAGGGCGATCAGTTTTTCTTCGAGGCGGACATCCTCCCCACGGAGCCTGACGGAAAGAACCTGCAGACGCTGGTGCGCAATGGGGTGGCGATCGACATCAGCTCGCGCGGGAGGGGCCGCATGGCCCAGGGGACCTGGAAAGGCCGCGATGGGGTGAAGGTGGTCCAGCCCGGTTTCCGGGGAGATGGGTTCGATGCCGTGCAGAAGGGCGCAAGCCCGGGGAGTACGATTACTGACTGGGCCATGGTGCAGTCGGCCGGGGAACAGTCTCTGACCGTTGACCAGGAGGAGAGAGAGATGGGTGAAGTGAGCGATAAGATCCTGGAGGCGATCCAGGGGCTGCAGGCCCAGCAGGCCCAGCAGGCGCAGGTACTGGCTGGCTTGGTGGCGAGCCGGCCCGGAGCGTCGGACGCGGACGCGAGCACGGGCGGTGACGCCCAGACCCAGAGCACGGTCGATCAGCAGGTCGCCGCCGCCACGGGCGGACAGCAGATGACGTGGAGCCCGGAGACGGCGTCTTATCTGACGGAGCAAGCGGTGGCCATGCGCATCGAGCAGGCCATTCGCGATGCGTCGCAGAAGTGGTCGCCCCGTATGACACAGCTCCTGCGCACGCACCTGGAGAAGGCGAATCCGAAGACGCTCAAGGAAGCGAACGACGTCATCGCGGCGCGGGTGGAGCTGATCCAGTCCATGGTAGACGACGGCCCGCCGCAGTTCCCGTCGCAGGGCTTCATCGTCCAGAAGGACCGCGGTGAGCGCGGCCCGCAGACGCCGAACGAGGTCATCGAGGCGCTCATCCAGGGGGTGGACGACACCCCGCGCGAGACGCCGATGAGCTTTACCAACATGGACCCGGACGGGGAAGATCCGAAGGACTGGGTGCTGACACCGCGGCGTCAGCTTCGGCGCTGGCTGCAGAACATCGCCTTGCACCAGGAAGGCGGCTTTGACGGCAAGTCGGCGATCCATAACCTGATGCGTCTGGAGCAAGGATTCCATCCCATTCAGCACCGGGAGGCGTTCCTCAACCAGGCGTGTGCTGACATGACCACGGGTGTCGGCAGCGGCGGGGCGCCGACCTCCAATATCTTCATCTTCCCGCTGGTGACGCGTGTGTTCCCGCGCCTTATCGCCACCGAGCTGGCGTCAATTCAGCCGCTCGACCGCCCCGAAGGGAAGATCTTCTACCTGGATTTTTACCGGCACGAGCCGACGCACAACGAAACGGACGAGTCCGGGAACGTCTCCTCGTCCCGGATGCGGATCGACCGCTCGGACTCATTCCTCTCGACCTACGCCGACGATCCGGGCGAGTGCGAGGTGTCGGCGCAGATCCAGCTCCACCTGTCGAGCAAGTCGGTGTCGGCGGTAGCAAAGAAGCTGCACGCCGTTTACACCGTGGAAGAGGTGCAGGATCTGCGCGCCTACCACGGGCTCGACGCCGCGGCCGAGTTGATGGGCGCGCTTTCGCTGGAGATCGCGCTGGAGTGGAACCAGTTGATCCTGGCCGACCTGCTCGCTGGCGCAACGGCGGGGAACTCGACCTACGGGACCACGGCGCCGTCCGGCTATACGGCCAAGGAATGGGAAGAGTATCTCCCGCGGTATATCGACAAGGCGTCCAACGACATCTTCCGCAACCGCCACGGGGAGGCGACGCACGTCATCGCTGGCCCGAGCGCCTGGCTGCGGTTGTCGGCGGCCTTCCGGGCGGGGACGCGCGGTCACGGTGAGAATCCGGAGATGTTCGCCGGCCTCACGCTCACCCCGTTTATGGCGGGTTCGATGGTCAACGTCAAGACCTACAAGACGAGTTTCTGGTCGGGGGTCAACACCGACAAGATCCTGGTGCTACGGCGGGGCGCGAACTGGAGTGACACCCCGTATGTCTGGGCACCTTACGTCACGTATGTGAGCCCGCAGTTGACCTTGCCTGATACTTTTACTTTGAAGCAGGGGATCATGGACCGGGCGGCGCGCAAGGTTGTTAATGGCAACGCAATTGCCACAGTCCAGATTGCTGCTGGAGTGGGCGTCCCGGTAAGCTAGTGATGTGGGGAGGGCCGCAACCCTCCCCATTCGGTCTTTCTCGCACCCACGGTAACTCTGGGGGAGGGGCTTTCGCTTCTCCCCACTTTTTACCATTTCTCAAGAACTCCTGACATGAATTCACCCAGCGGTATGGTCCGGAACAATACGGATGTGCCCCAATCTTACGGCCGGTTTCAAATCCCGCCGCGGGGATTTGGGGAGCTGCCCATGGAGGTGATCGACAGCCTCCTGCGGCATCCGATCGTCGAGTTGACCGTGCTACAGACCGAGGTTTGGCGCCGCACCGAGCACTGGCCGGATGGCGTCCGCTACCGGGAGCGCGCTCGTGCCGCTGGATGATGCGACGATCATTCTGAAGCTTCGCAATCGCGGGATCTCAACTGACCTGGATGATCCCGAGATCGAGGAGGCGATTGCGGCTTGGACGGAGCACGTCAACGAACGTTTTCCACTGGAGGCGCTGGGCTCCTTTGTCACCGTGGCGGGGCAGCAGGAGTATGATCTCTTCGGCACCGGTCAACCGCTGGACGGCGGCATCAGGGTGCTGGAGCTTTACAACCGCACCGATGCGGGCGATCTCTCCCTGGATGTCTTCGGACTGGCGCCGCTGATCCAATCCTTTGCGCCGGGGGTGTTCCCGGTCCTGGATGATCCGTCCTACGTCTTTAACGTCCCGGGCGACTTCATCATCGCGGATCGGATCTGGGCGGCGTTTCGGGAGCGGTTCAGTCGACTGCATTTCCTTCTCAAGGAGAACCGCAACGGCTCGCCGATTCTGATCACGCCTACACCGTGCTCGGCCTTCACCGTGGTGGTACGCTACGCGCGGCCGCGCACGGACGACGAGGTGCGGGAAGACGACGGGCTGCTGATGCTCGGCGTGGAGTGGAAAGCGCTGGAGATCCTGGCGCGCAAGTATGCGCTGACGGCCGGGGTGCGGATCGGAGACCACGATGACCGCGGCAAGACGGCCGAGATCTACCAGAAGATGGCGGACAAGCTGGAGATGAGGGTCAATACCCGGCTGGACGAGCAGTTTGTGACGCTCGTCTCGGCGGCGGATCGAAGCTGATGCCGACGCCGGGTCGGGGGCAGGCCATCCGGGAGCGGTTCAACCGGCTCGTTGAGGACACATGGAAACTCTATGGTCCCGACGACAAAGTCACCTCCCAATACAATCTCTACCGTCGGCAGACGACGACATCAACCACGGACCTGGGCGTTCCCAAGACCCCCTGGACGGCGGTGGCGACCGATGAGCCGTGCATGTATATCGGTGCATGGTCGACTTCGGCGGCTTCGGCGGAGCGTTTTGGTCTGATGCTGGGCGGAAAGCGGTCTCAGACGATGCTGGTGATCTGGACGACACGTACGGACGTGCAGGTTGGCGACGATCTTTTCCTGGCCGAACATCAGCGGCACTATCACGTGCAAGAGGTGCACCAGGAGGGCGGTCTTCACCGGCTCCTGGTGGATAGCGGCCAAGCGCAGAATCAATCTCCATGATGAGTTACAAGTCGTGCCGTCACCGGGAGGACCGAGTTGGCGGCGACCATTGTGTTGTGATTGGAGAGGAAAGACGGATTGATGATAGCCTCCAAACACTGGGCTATCAGCTCATAACCGAAGGGGCGACCTATCGCACCTATCACCGCTGGCCGAGGGATGATGGCGAACGATCTGGAGGCATTGAGCGCTCACTATCGGGCGTATCTCAACAGCGTTCGGCGCGAGTTAGAAGCGGCGACGGAGGACGTGGCTGAAGACCTGCTGCAGGCGATGCGGGGCCTAACAGGGCTGCAGGATCACACCCTAGCCGAACTCGCGGCGCTGGATCATCCTTATGCGAAGCGGCACAGCTCCGGAAGCGGCCCCCATCCGGACTATGAGGTGCATCGTCAGAACGGCGATCTTCAGGATGGCTTGCGCCCGGATCATGCCGGTACGTGGCAGGGCGGACAGGTTGTGTCGGAGATCCATGATGACGCGGAGCACCTCTGGCATATCCTGCAGGGCACAAAACTCATGCGACCGCGTGATTTTGCTAGCGCTGCTATCCTGCAGAACCTGGGCGCCTTCGAGGACCGCTACCGCCGCGCCTTTAAGGCCGCAGGCGGCGTCTATCGCGACGACGGGAACACTGTGATCGAGGTGGAGCTGATACCGCACGACCGGCAGGAAGCGCAACTGCCGGAAGGGGGCTAGGCTGTGGCTGTTTATCGGCAACTCTATGCTCTCCGCACCGCTCTCCTGGCGGATACAGTGCTCCAGCCGCTGGTAGACGTGCGTGTGGCGCTGCGCGATCCTTGGGGCGTTCAGGATGCGCGTTATCCGCTAATCGCCATCTGGCAGGAAGCTGACATACAGGCGGTATCGCTGCCACGTACCAACGATCCGGCGCGGGTCCGGGTGGACGCTTATTCACAGGTTGACGCCGATGAAGCGGCGCAGCTCTATGAGCGCATCTTCCTGGCGCTGCACAAGCAAGAGCAGGCGATCAATGCGTTGACCAGCGGCGTGAGTGTGAAGGAGTGTCGGCAGACCTGGAATATGACGCCCGCGTGGGATTTGCGCTTGAATGCCTGGGTGTGTCCGACACGCTTCGTGGTCCGCGCGATGACGTTGGATTAAGCCAGTTTTGCGCGGGTGGCTCAACCTGCGGTAGTATGCATGATAGGAAAGCGGTTTGGCGCCATGTGAGTAGCCCGGACGCCGGGTAGACGACTTGTGGAGGGATCGAACGATGGCCTCAGTCATTAACGAGGAAAACATTGACCTGGGTCTCGGGCAGTTGGAGATCGGTTCTTATGTCAATGGTGCTTTTGTCGCCTACCGCAACGTCGGCGCGATCCGGGGCACCGCGACACTGACAATCACCCGCGAGACACTGGACTACGAGACGGGTCGCCCCCTGCAGAAGGTGAAGCGCGAGGTGATCCGGGAAGCGGCCAGCTTTGTCTTTACGATGTCAGAGTTGACGATCGCCAACCTGAAGGAGATCTCAGGTGCGGGGACCAGCTCCTCGGGAGGCGCTCCAACCTTCATGGACGGCAGCGCGCAGGCTCCGGTCGGCGATCTGACCGATTCCTACACCACGGTCGTGTCTGCGGGCATCTGGAAGCTCGGCGGCGACTGCTCACTGAACGTGGCAGCGGTGCGGTTCACCCACCGTCGGAGCTGCGAATCGGGCGCGGCTAAACGTGCGATCCTGGAGATCTATCGGGCCCAGTTCGGCGGTACGCTCACGTTGCCGTTCAACGAGGCGGATTGGAACGAGAGCGAGGTTACCCTGGAGGCGCAGGCAGACTTTACGCGGCCGGCGGGGGAGCAGCTTCTGCAGTATGTTCTGGAAGATTAGCCTTGAGCTTTCTCTTTTCCCAAAAGGCCCTTTGGGAAGCTTGTTGGCAAGTTCGGCAGATACGACCGCCGTTGGGGAGACGCGAAGAAGGGGGAATGATTCGAGTGTTCTCCTCATCGAATGGATGGCCACGCTTGCAGTGCGTTTTCAAGGCGTTTGGCATCGGTACGGCATTGTTAGGATGGCGTTGCTACTTATAGCGTTCTCGATCTTTGAGACGCTTACACGTGCGGCAGCGCCTTTTTCCTTTTTCGTCAACAATGAGGTTGTTGCCATCTAGCAGATGGCCACGATGACAGCGTGTCTTTCTTGAGTTAATGCCAGAGACAGTATTGCCTCGGAGCACGTTGATTCCTGAAGTTGTCGGTTCGAGATGCTCCGGGTTGCAACATGCTCGGTTTCGACATAAATGATCAATGACAAGACCGTCGGAAATCGGGCCGACTAGCTCTTCATACACGAAGCGGTGAACTGATCGTTGAATTCCGTTTCCGCGAAACATTCCATAGCCGCCCGTCTTACCGCGTTGCCATTCCCAACAAGCGGTCGGCCAGATGATGATGCAATTCCTAAGCACTTCGTCGACGGTCGTCATACTTTTGAAATTTGGCAATAGTCGTACCAATGAAAGGGTCATTCTGAGGTGAGCGAAACGACAAACTCTCTTAACTTTGATGAGGTACGGCCTGTGGAAGTCATCCTCAACGGCCGGGCCTTCTTTTTGCGTCAACAGTGTGCCCGTCTCGTGCAGCAGGTGCTGGAGGCGTCTGGCGTGGATACGGATCGGGAGATCGCTAATGATGATACCCCCACAGCGATCCGCTCTATGTTCAGCAATTGGAACGCGCAGATCAAGGCTGTGGCTCAAATGTTCGGCTATGAGGATGGCGTCGAGGGATGCGACAAAGATACATACGCCGAAGTCATCGTGCATTTACAGGCGCATCTCACGCCTGCGCAGGCGATCAAGATCTTTAACGCGTGGTGGGAGGTTAACGAGATCACCGATTTTTTCGCGCGTGGCGGCAAGGTTTTGATGCCGGCGGCGGAGGCGGAAGCGATCGAGAAGATCCGCCGCCAGGTGGTTCAGGAACACTTCCAGAAGATTCTGGCCGAAGCGGCCGAAGCGCCGGAAGCCGCTCCCGCGGAGGAGCGGCCATTGGTCGTGAACTGACCCAGTACTTCGATACGCCCGACTTTCGGCTGACGTGGGTGGATATCTGCGTGGAGCTGGCGCATGCCTTCGGGACGACGCCCCATAGCGTGGCCGCGTGGCCCTGGGGGCGCGTCTATCGCTACTGGAACGCCTGGCGGAAGCGAGATCGGCGGGAGCTGCGCGTGCGGACCTACTTGGCGCATCAATCTGGTCTCGGGGCGATGGCGGCGATGTTTGGCGGCGGAGCGCCCTCCAACTCTGAATCCAGCTCGGATCGGCAGATCCTGAACCAGTTCGCGAGGAGCGGCGTTCCCATCAAGCGCGTAAAGGCAGGAGACTGAGGTGTAGGGTTCAAGGCGCAGAGGGGCTTGAATGACCTTCTGCGCCTTGTTATAAATCTTGAACAAAATGCCACAGAGACCAAATACGATTCACGACGCAATTCGGCGCATTCGCTTCAATTCCGAGAACGGATGTCATGAGTATCAAGGCGCTTTGTGCTGCGGATATGGCGTTATTAACATTGAGAACAAGAGTTACAAAGTTCATCGCTTGATCTATGAGATGGTTCATGGTGCGATTCCCAAAGGAATACACATTCATCACCGTTGCGAGAATCGTCGATGTTGCAATCCAGCCCATTTGCAGGCTGTTACACATGTCGAGCATCAGCATTTAGGAGACACTCTTACTACGCGCAATCTCAGCAAGACGCATTGTAAGAATGGTCATCCTCTACACAAAGTCAATCCATCGCGTAAGGACTACCCAAGGCGCGTTTGTCGGATATGCAATCGAAATCGCATGAGGCTTTACAGCCAAAGGCGGGTTGAGAATGCCAGAAAGTAGTTTGATCACCCGGGTTCTTGCTGATATAAAGGAACTCGAAAAGACGCTAACCGCCGCCGAACGGCGTTGGCGCCAGTATAACGAGCGGGCCAGCAAACTCGCCGCCGTCAGTGTTACGGGGGTGGTGACGGGCGCGGCAGCACCGCGGGGGGGCGGAACGGCGGGCGGTTCGACGACGGCGCAGCAGCGGAGCGATCTGAAGAAGCAGGAGATCGAATTTCGAGAATCACTCAAGCGACAAACCGACGATCTGAGAGCGGCGTTAAAGAATCGTTTGGATCTCATCGCCTTGGCTCGCAGACAAGAATTGGAGCTAACCAAACTCAATAATGCCCGCGATCTGGAAGCGTTTCGTCAACGTGGACGGGCACAGCTAGAAGATCAGCGTAAGCTGAATCGGCAGGCGCTCGAAAATCAACGGAATCAGAATCGGATTGAAGCGGAAGAACGGCGGAAAGCAGATCGGCAGGCGACAGGGAGCCGTCGCACCGAAGCAGGCGATCTGCGCTCTCAGATTCGCCAGGTGACGGGAGGGACGGGACCGCCTTTTCGTCCTATTCCTACGGGTTCGCGACCCGAGGATATCGTGGCCCTGCGCCGTCACCTCGCCGAGGCAAACACCACAGCCGCACGTCTCTCCCGCACCTTCCAGCGTATCGGGCGCGAAGATCTGCGGGTGATGACCCAGCAGGCGCGCTTCTTCAGCACCGCCTTCCGGCTGGCGCTTTTCGCGGGGGTTACCGCCGCCTTCACGGGTCTCGTCAAGCGCGGCATCGAGTTGAACCGGGAATGGGAGCGGTTCCGCTTCGGGCTCGGCACGGCGCTGGCGCTCACTTCGCGGGTGGAGGACGCGCAGGGGAACATCGTCACGGGGGCGCGTGCCTTCCGCGTCTTCGCCCGCGACGGGGAGCGGTTCTTCGCGCAGATCCGTGAAGAGGCGAACAAAACGATTTTGACCACCGAGGAGCTGGTGGAGGTCGTCACCACCAACTTCTCCCAGGCCATTCGCGCCGGCATCCCCGAAGGAGACATCATCCGGCTCACCTCCCGCATCGCGCAGGTGGCCAAGAGTCTCGGCCTCGCGGGCGGGACGCCGCAGCTCGTGCAGGAGGTGCGGGCGATCCTCTCTGGCGACATCCGCCGCGGCGCGACGGTCGCCCAGATCCTCGGGCTGACGACCGAGGAGGTGCAGAATGCCCGCGAAGCGGGCAACCTCGTCCAACTTCTCAATGAGCGGTTAGCCGGGGCGGAGCCGATCGTCTCTGCTTTCGGGAAGTCGTCCGAGGCCGCATTCACCACATTAATCAGCAAAGGGCAAGACTTCCTGCGTCTCACTCTGGAGGACGTCTTCAAGCGCATCACCGGCCGGGTTCTCTCCTTCAATGAGGCGCTCTCGTCCGAAGCGATCGCGACGTTTGCGAAGCGGGCAGGCGAGGTGATCACCCGGATCTTTCGCGTCATCGAGCGGTTTGTAGATTCCGGCACAGCCGAACGGCTCGTTGAGACGCTCGTGATCGCGTTTGAGACGATGGGACGGGTGGCGTCGTCTGGAGCTTTTCAAACCCTTCTAAACTTCTTCCAGTATCTGGTTAGAAATCATCAGATTTTGATCGGCGTCTTTGGGGCGCTGGGCGCGGTGCGCGTGGCGGGCGCGGTGAGCGCCGGTCTGTCACGGTTAGGAAGCGCGGGTGGAGTGTTTGCCGGGACGGCGCTCGGTCAGCGGGTGGCGGGTGGCATCCCAGGGCTGTTGGGTGTTGGGGGCGCAGCGGCGGGTGGTGCGGCGGCCGCTGGAGGAGCGCGAGCGGCGCAGCATCTGCTGCCCGGGACAGTAGCGCGAGGTGCGGCGGCTGCTTCCAACTTGGCGGCGGCTCCTGCCGCCGCGGCGGGTGGCGCCTCGCTGGTTGCTATCGGTAAGGCGATCGGGACGGCTTTTGTCTCGGCCGTAGGGGTGGCGGCTGGCGCTGCCATGGGAGCCGCATTCATTGAGGTTCTTGTCCAGCAGTTTCGGGGCGGGCGGGGCTTTTTTGGTGAAATCTTACAGGCTCGGGAGGAAGAACGTATCGCCAGGACCCGTCTGCCTGGACAAAAAGCGAGATCTGAATTCTTATCGACGGAAGGGAAGCGTCGTCTTAGTCTTTCGCAGCAGTTGCCTGAACTGGATCGACAGTTTCGCGAGGCGCAAGAGCGTTTTCGGCAAGCGCAACTTACGGCAGGGCGGGGGCAAGGAGGAGCGGGCGTCTTTCCGGGATTGCGTTCTGCTTCGGTTACGCTTCAGGAGGGGCAGCCGATCTTTGGTCGTGTGGCACCTCCATCAACCGGTCTTACTTTGGAGCAAGCAATTCAGCGGGCTGCCTCGGGCGCTGGTCGTGCCGTAGGCCCGGAAAGTCCGGAAGTTACCGCAACGCGAACTGCCCTGTTAGAGGCGCAGAAACGACTGCAGAACGCTCGCGATGAAGCGCGAAAACTCGGCCGTATCTACGAGGCGAGCGGCGATCATCGCGTACAGATCGAAAAAGCCATCACGCGAAGCATTAGTATTGAGGAAAAATTACGCGTTGCTCAGGCACAAGAGAATACACGGCGTATTATTGAATTGGAGACAGCCCTTGCTATTGAACAAGCTACTATCGGGGACAAGCGGATCAAAGATGAGAAAACGCGAAACGAATTTATTACAGCCACCAAGAAGCAAGGCATACGTCAGTTGGCAGAATTAGATCGTCAGGCCGAATTGGGTGTGCGTCGTTCCGAGGCAAGAGCGAGTGAAAATCGTATTCGGGAGCGGCGCATTGATCTGGAGAATGAGTTTGCCGCTCTTCAGGAGCAAGTGCGCAAGGGAGAGAAAACGCCGGAGCAAGGGCTGCGGGAACGCGCGGCGCTGATTGAAACAAATCGACGAGAGAATCTTGAAGATTTCCGGAATACTCGCGATCAGGCCATCGCTCTACAGAATGACTTTGCTCGTCTCACCATCAAGTCCGTGCGAGAGCAGGAGGAGGCGCGTAAGCGCGTCCGGGACTTTCAGCGGCAGACGGCACGGGAACAGCGGGATCTTATCAAGCAGCAGATCGAGTCCGAACGGGCGCTGACCGACGCCATCCGCCGGGAGGCGGAGACGCGGGAGGATCTCGTCTTGCGCCGCCGGGGGCTTGGACTGCGGCGGGAGGACGTGGCGGCGCGCGGCGTCATCGAGACGACGATCGCGGGAGTCATCGGCGGCGCGATCGGCGACGCGCTCCAGCGGGCGAGCTCGGAGAGAGTAGCCCCGGAGATTCTCGCCGATCAGGTGACCGAGGCGGTGCGGGGCCTCTCCGAGGCGATACTTGGTTCCACCGCACGCACGGTGCAGGATCTGGAGGCGGAGCTGCAGCGGCTCCTGGAGGAGCGTGGTCTCACCAACGTCGCGGGCGTCGGAGGGCTGGCGCGCGGACTCTTCCCGCAGTTGGCGGCAGCGCGCGGCCGACGCCTCAGGCGCACCGACATCGAGCGTGCGCAGGAGGGTCTGGAGATCCAGCGGGAGGGAGCGCAGATCGAGACGCGCCGCCGGGGGCTCACTGCCGCCGAGCGGCTTGAGCTGGCAGAGTTGCGCGGTCGCGGCGCGGTGGGTGAAGAGGTCAATCGCCCGCGTCTACTGGAACTGGAGCGTGTCGGCCGCGAAGCGGGCACCATCCGCGCTGAGGCGGAGGTAGCGGACGCCGCAAGGCAGCAAAGGGAACAACTCAACCAATTGGTGGTGCAGGAGTCGGAAGCGCGGAGACAGGCGCTGGAGACGTTCGTCGATATAGAGCGGCAGGTGATCGATACCAGTATTGACCTGCGCGATCAGCTCATTAACCTCGCCAAGCAGGCGCGAGACCTCGTCCCGGACTTGGGGCAGTTTGGTGCGGCGCTCAAACCGCTGGCAAACGTCATCAACGAAATTGCAAAACTCACTCCAGCTACGGCTGCGGCTCGCGCGCAAGCTATCGGCCCTGCGAACGTCAACTTGACCGTTGACTTGCGCGGGGGGCTGGAGGCGGGCTCGGTTCTGGACCCTTTGGTGGAGCGTATTCTCGGCGCATTGTTGACCCGCCTGGAGCAGCAGTTCCGCCGCGGGCCGACGAGAGGATGATAGATGGCCGCTCTGGCGCTGGGTGAGATTAGTCTGAAGGATGCCGAGACCGGGTTCAACGAGACGGTCTTTGATGTAGACCCGACCGTCTACCGGCCGTTCGAGCTGCCGGTGCGCGGCTCGACGTTTCCGACGCTGGACGGCGGCGTCATCCGTCAAGTGCTGGGAGTGAAACAGAAGGATCTCACTCTTACCCTGGAGGGGCAGATTGCGTCACCCGAGACGCTGGCTGCGCTGCACGCCAAATACCGGCAGCCTTCGGCGATCTACGAGTTGAACGACTGGCTGGAGAACCGTTTTCAGGTCATCTTCACTCCGGGGCAAGTTTCCTTCAATCCCGTGCCGATTCCGGGGGCCTGCGAGGGCTTTACCTATACCATGAGCCTGACTTGTTGCTCGGTCATTCAGTTTCTCGGCGGCAGCTTCTGATTTGGCACGCTTCTTGCCACGTTTTCAACGGTTCGTCGACCATTCGCCGAACCCTATCACTATGCGTTTCTTTCGGCTCTCTGCCGAGCGGGAGGCCGCCCTGTGGCCCATTTCCGGCTTAGTATCACGAAGGGGCGACTTCTCTTTTCTTTTGGAAGTCAAAGCCGACCCTTTTGCGTCGGGAGGATCTGTGCAAGGTTTCTATGCCAGTGGTGGAGCGAGTTTGTGAGCAATGCGGAACTAAGTTTGAAGCTCGGGCTGATAAGGTGGTAAAGGGTTTAGGCCGGTTTTGCAGCAAGAGCTGCTCGCGTTAAGCGAGGCTCTTGCTGGTCAAGAACGGTGACGATTCCTGCAAAGCGTTTTCCAAAGAACTTCCATCATTCACTGAAGAAGAAGAACAGGAGTTTTTCTGTATGATTCGAGGGTTTTTTACTCAGTTTGGTGGTGGAAGTGGAGACGTATGGGTGGACGTGTTGGACAGCCCGTCGATGCGGCTGCTTCCGGGGCTCGTCGAAGATTATGGGTTCCGCATCCGTGTCCACACCTGTTGCCACTGCCCCGGCGTCGAGGACCTTTTCCGTTACCAGCCGCATGTTCATGAGGTAATCACGGAGCCCTGGCGCGATCCCCGCGAGGTCGATCCTCAGCGTTTCATTCGCCCCACTTCGGACGGGTTTTACCCGATGCTGCCGCAGTATCTCAACCACTTCGCCGGGCCTATCATCCGTCAGGAGCCGTTCACCTATCGCTACAGCCTGGAAGAGCAGGGCTATCTGGACCACTTGCTCACCTCGGACGGGCCTGTGATCTGTCTCCAGATGTACGCCGGGCTCTCCGATCGCGACGGATGCGACCCCGAGCGTCTGGCGTTGCTCTGCCAACGGCTGGTGGATCTGGACCCGGCCTGCCGGGTGCTGGTGCTGGGCAAGAATCACGAGCGCGGGCACAAATACCAGGAGGAGCTGTGCCCTTTCGATCATCCGCGCGTGCTCAACCTCATCGACAAGCTCGGGCTCCGGGTGCCGCTCGCGCTGGTGGAGCGGTGTGACGCCTTCGGTGGCTGTCACTCCAACCTCATCCGTCAGGCGTGGCGGTGCCGCAAGCGGAATGTCTGTGTGTTGCCGAGCCCGTCGATGACGGATGCGCTGCCGCAGATCGACGCGCGTTATACCTACGGTTTCAAGTATCCCGAGACGAAAGTTTTCACGTATTTCTTTGACAACCAAGGCCCTAGAGACTTTACAGTTCTCGATGTCGAAGGGATCGCGCAACATTTGCTGGGAAGATGAGAATCAATCAAAAAACGGCGGAAGACGTGTGGCAGAAGATCGCTCCCCCAAACTATCGGGGATGCCGAGAGTTTCAAGGCTGTCGCGTCTGAGGATACGGCCGGATTTGGTATGAAAACCGTCTATGGCTTTCACATCGTCTCGCTTGGGTGCTTACTTTTGGGTCGATACCCGATGGATTATGCGTTCTTCATAAATGCGATAACCCTGCATGTTGTGAGCCATCTCATTTGGAATTGGGTACGAGACCAGAGAACAGTCTTCAAATGAAGGAACGAGGGCGTGCAGCGAGCGGTGATCAACATGGCCTTCGTCTCCATCCAGAACGAAGTTCTGCCTTTCTCTACCCTGAACGCTGTCCTCGGGGAGAACGACATGGGATGGTGAAACTCAATCAGGGACGCGTTGATTGGATTCGCCAAAGGCACTCACGGGGCGACATTACACAAAAAGAGCTTGGACAGTTGTTTGGAGTGGTTCAAACTACGATTGGTGCAATTCTCAAAGGACGCAATTGGCCAGAATGAGCAAGCACGTGCCCCAGAGGGGGAGGTCATGATCTACAACGACATGGTGTGCGAAGGCTGCCGCTATGACGACAGCACGCAGATCCACGAGCTGGAAGGTCTCAAGTTGCGTCATTGCGCATCTTGCCGGTTGACGTCGGTGGTCGATCCGGTCACGACGGTCTCCTACGATGCGGCTTACGTGGCGGAACGGTATGACCGCTATCCCACAACGCAGCAGATGTCTGGCCTACGGCTGGCTTATGTCGAGACGGTCCTGCGCTTGAATGATGCGCTGCCGATGGGGCATACCAATGTCTATCACGGCAACCGTGAGATCGTGGATATTGGTTACGGCAACGGTTCCTACATTCGTTGGGCTACCCAGAACGGCTGGGAGACCTATGGGCATGACGTTAACCCAACCGACTATCCCGGTGTGCGCAAGCTCGGAGCGCTGCCTGATCCTCTGACGGATTCGCGACGTTATCGTGCCATCACCTTTTTCGATACTCTGGAGCACTTTGAGCATCTGAATCATGTGCGGTGGGTGAGCGCCTGCACGGACTGGATTTTCGTGACAGCTCCGTTGCCGCCGTTAAGGTTTCCGGGAGAGTATGCGCGCTCGTGGTGGGAGAATCAGGAAAAGTTGCCCTGGAAACACTGGCGTCCGGGCGAGCATCATCATTACATGCATCCCGAGACTTTGGAAGAACTCTTTACTTGGGACGATGAAATCGCCGGAATCCGAGCAGTTGCAAATTTGACGCACGTCAGCCACTTTGAAGACAGCATTCGAGGCGTTGGCCAGAATGGACGCCCTAATACATTTACAGCAGCCTTACGTTGCACAACGTTTCAGGATGGCGATGGTTGAAATTTCGTTGACTGGAAAACATGGCCGAGGCAAGGTGGCAAAAGTATCGGACGAGGATTATGAGTTTGTATTGCAGTGGCCATGGCGGGTACATAGAAACCAAGCGGGTTATGAGTATGTTTCAAGATATGAAGAGCGAAAAGACGGCCAGGCGACCATTAGTATGGCGAGGGAAGTCTTGGCTCGAAAGCTAGGCCGTTCGCTCACTTCAATGGAACGAGCAGATCACGTCAGTAGAGACACTCTGGACAACCGTCGGGAAAATCTTCGGTTGGCAAGTTGTTCGGAAAACGGCGCAAACTCGAAGCTTAAACGAAACAACACTAGCGGCTACAGAGGCGTAAGCTACTTCCCGTCCAAGAAGAAATGGCGAGCGTACATCAAGTTTCGTTGGAAGCGAATGTCGCTAGGCTATTACTTCACCAAGGAGGACGCGGCAAGGGCTTACGACCGGGCTGCAGTTGAATTGTTCGGTGAATTTGCTGTATTGAACTTTACGCAAGCTACTGCATGCGCTGACGGTTACTAATGTCCGACGTCCGCTGGGCGATCCGCAAGGCGTTGCGGGACAAGGACCTCTACGATCCGCGCCGACGCGTGCGGATCGACCTGGATGAGATCGCACATCCGGCGGACATTGCTCGGCGGCGTGAGGAGTTTCGCGATTGGGGATCTGGCTACGACGATCTGGCTGGTTTGGGAGCGACGTTCAAACCCTCTACTATCTTGACCGTTGGCATGTACCTTGGCTATGCGTCCTATTGTCTCTGTTCGGGCGCTCTGCTGGCGGGCCTGCGGCGAGTGCGCCTGACGGCGATCGACCCGGAGCGGGACATGGGACCGCCGGCGTATGGGTATCGCACGCTGGCGATGGCGGCGGAGACGTTTCGGCGCTTCCTGCCCGAGGTGCGGATGACGTGCTTCCAGCACGACGTCGCGCGGAATGGGCTGCCCCCCGAATTGACAGCGGAAAGGTTCCGCCTCGTCCTGGTGGACGAGGCGACGTCGGAGGGTATGCTCGCGGTCCTCCGGGCGGGATGGGGCGTGACGGCCCCCGGAGGATTGCTCGTGGCGTCGGGTACAGTCGATCCCGAGCGGCAAAATGCGATCGCCGACTTTTTGACGTGGCTCGTAGAAGAGGATGGAGCATCGTTCTCTTCGCAGTTTGTTTACAACGATCTGGGGTTAGCTCTTTTTCGGAGGGATGTAGGATGATGCAAATGATGAGGTAACCATGGCGGGTCATCAGGGACGCTTGGCGACATGCGTGGCAAAGTGCGCATTTTCCGATTACCAAACGGCGTCGATGGTAGCGCAACAAATGCGACGTCGCGGCAGACGCCGCATCATCAGTTATCGCTGTCGTTGGTGTCAGTCATGGCACGTTGGGACCAATGGCAGGCGTAAATTGCGTAACAAAGACGACGAGGAAACGAGGGATTTCGATGATTGAAGAGGCGGTTCTATTTACTGACGCAGATCGGTTTTATCTGAAGCGAGAGCAGATTGACTGTTTTACCGTACCGCTGGGCGACCGCTATGACGATGATACCTTTGACCGCTATTTCGCGGTCTACGCCGGGGTAGCACGTAAGTATAAGCCGCAAACGATCTTTGAGATCGGCGTGCGCTTCGGGTGTACGGCGATCTGCATGATGCTTGGCGCCGCTGAGGTCGTTGAGAATCTCGTCTACCGCGGCATCGACGATGAGTCGTATGACTATGATTCCTGCGCCAAGGCCAACCGAAACTTTCAGGAGCAGGTGCCCTGGGCTAACGCGCGCTGCATCCGGCATAACGCGTTCCATGGGCCGCACGAAGAGATCAACCGGATGAGCCCTTACGACCTCATCCACATCGACGGTCACCACGCTTATAACGCCGTTTCCAATGAGTTACCCATGTGTTGGGGTCTTCTCGCGAACAAAGGTATCATTATTTGCGATGATGCAGATACTCCCGGCGTTCAGGAAGCAATCGAGGAGTTCTTAGCAGAGCTGAAGGCGGATACTACAGTTCTTGCGCGTCACCAGTTTTATTCCAACGCTCGTAACCATCGTTATATCCAGAAGATATGTTTGTAGCACGCGATCCGATTGAGCGAGTGATTGAGAAGATCCGCGCAGAAGCGCGAAAGGATGAAGAGTGCAACTCCTTAGGAAAAAACCGCTGCGCGTATGCGTCATACGTCAACTTGGGGGCATTGGTCTATGTGGCCCGCTTGGGTAGCGATGCCCAAGTTGTACTGCGTGAATTGCGGGAACCCTGAAGCCGCAAGGTATGGGAATCCGCAGCCAAGTTAGCCGGGAACGGCTAAAAGGCTCAGAGATCAGGCCATGGAGCCCAGAACGGGCGGTAAAGGCCCACGAGCGCGCAGCGCCTTGTGAAAGAGGCGAAGAGATGATCCGATACTCTCTGGAAACGGAGAGAGACAGGGATAAAGAGCCTTGTCGCAACACTTGGACGTCCTCATGCTGACCCCCTGCTTTCTGGGGCTCAAGGAGAAGTATCCGGGCTGTCAGGTGACCGTGGCGACCTCCTGGCAGTATATGGCGGGCGCCCTCCCGATGCTGTTCCGCAACAACCCTCACATCGACCGCATCGAGCGGGTGGAGGGGAACGAGTTCGTGACCGGGATCACGCGTGCGTGCCGCTGGGAGTATGCCAAGACGCCGAATGAGCACATTCCGAACTGTGTGATCGACACCGACCTGGTCGTGGATCTGAACGTTATCTGCAGCATTGTCGAGACGCAGACGCAGCCCCACGTCACCGAGCACCGTACTGACATCTGGCTGCGTCACTGTGCGGGTGGTCTCAATCCGAGCAGTCGTCGCCCCATCCTGGTGTTGACGCCGGAGGAGCTGGCGGATGGTCGCCGCTGGGTCGAAGAACATCTTGGAGACGGTCCCCGTGTCGGGGTGGTGCTGCAGGCTCACGATCCGGTGCGGGCATGGCCTCACGCGGCGGATCTTGCCATTCACCTTCAGATCCGTGGCTACAAGACGGTGACGTTCGACATGCACCAGCGCGTCACCGACGAGATCCCGGCCGTGCTCGGTCGCCCTATCCGAGAGGTGGCGGCGATCCTCGCGCACCTGGATGCGGTGGTGTCGCCCGATTCCGGTCTCCTGCACGTCGCGGGGGCGCTGGGGGTGCCGGTCATTGGGCTTTTCGGCTCGACGGACGGCGCGCTCCGGATGCGGGAGTATGCGGGCCACTGGACCGTTGGCAAGGAGGTGGCGGATTGCGCTCCGTGCTGGTATTTAAAAAATTGCTTGCGAAAGTCCAATCCAGCCGAACACGTCGTATGCATGAAGCGTCTCTCCGTCCCTCTTGTCTCGCGAGAATTGGAGATAATGTTGGAAAGGTTTGGTGTTCCTCGACGTTAGCGAAGCAAATTCTGACGGATTCTCGTTGAGTGCCATTAGCACTCGGGCGCAAATCGGATGCGCGGCAGCACGTCGTCTGCATGAAGCGGCTCAGTGTGCTGCTCGTGGCGCGGGAGCTGGAGATGCTGTTGGAACGGTTTGGAGTACCGCGGCTCTAGCGTTCGGGCGTTCGCTCGTTCGGCCATGGTAAACTACTCGTATGCCTGCCGCACTTCGCTTTCTCGAAGATGATGAATCGACGATCACGACGTCAGAGGCCCTGGGCAACGTCCAATCGCCAGGTACTTCGACGCCGATCAAGCGATTCATCGAGAACTTTGGGGATCAAGATGCCGAAGACTTGATACTAACAATCGTTCAGGTTGGAAACAATGACGGCGACGACTACGCCCAGATCGCCCCGGACAGCGGCGGAAGTCCCGGCACCTGGACGACGTCTCCCATCGTGTTTGGGACATTACCCGACAGTGCGACCGCGCCCTTCTGGGTGCGTGCTAACGTACCCGCCGGACGTACAGCCGACAACAATCCGCGGCGATTTGATCTGGACGCGACGGCGCTATCCGTTTAGGAGACAAGGAATGCCCGCGACCCTAGCCATCATTCAACATACGGGAGCAGGCCCTACCCTTACCTCAGTGGGCGGATCGGGCAACGCATGGAACTACCAAGACGCGGACGTGGCCAACCCCGCCGTCTACGCCGCCAATCCCATCACCTTCGGCAACAACAGCTACGAAGTCTGGAAGCGAGCGATGTTCACGGGGTCGTTTACGGAGATCCGCGACCTGCGGATGTGGCTCAGCACGAACTTCAGCCCGGCGACCGGCCTTTTTCTCTTCTTCCGCGGCACGCAGCAGATCTACTTGCAGCCCGCGAAGGTGACATCTTCGATCGCAACGTCGTCATTCCCGACGGCGGACCCGGGGACGGCGAACATTTCGATCGGTGGCAACCTCAGCGGCTCGATCGTGACCAGCTCGGGGATGAGTGATTTCATCGTGACGCAGCTCCGCACGACGACGGCGGCACCAGCGGGCGACACCAGCTTTTCGGGTCTGAGCCTCTCTTATAGTGAGACATGATCCGACAAATCCAGCCTATCAATAAACGCCTCGTAGGCTTCCTTATACTTTGTGCGAATACGAGGAAAAAGGTTGAGATACTCGAACTGCTTTAAAAGCAACTAACATGCCAACTCAAGATTTTCAAGTCGGGCTGCTGCCCTGCGTCGTGACGCGGCAGCATGACAAGTGCATTTGCGTCCCTTTGGGCCATCTCAACACGGAGGACCAGGGAGCGGTCGAGGTTTGGACGCATATCAGTGAGACGGGCCTACTTTCCCTGCGCGCGGACCTGCTGGCTCCGAATCCGACAGACGGGCGCACCTATCGCGTCAGCCCAGGAGAATGCTGTGTCACCGGGGAGGCGGCGGACTGCATTTACGCCCGGGTGGGAAACGTCTCGGAATACCGGGAAGAGCAGCCGACCGGCCGGGTGGCGCAGATCGACGCCACACTCTCGCTGGCAGGGATCGACCGGCTCCTGGAACAACTGCGCGCGGCGCCGCTGCCGGTCAACCTGACGCCTTTTACGACGGCGCGGGAAGAAACGCCGTATGGGTGGGCTGTTATTCATAGTGACCATCGCGTCGTAAGCCAGTTCCCTTTGCAGGACGACGGAAGCGAAGGAGAAGAGATTCCCTTCAGGGAGGTGCGGCTGGATCAGGTCCAGGTGTTGACGATCCATCCGCGCCATCCGATGTCTGCGCTTCCGAGTTATCGGCTGGACCAGACCGGCTTCAGTTGTTACTCAGCTCTTTTTGCGAGTTTTATCGAGATGTTACCCCTCCCCGTGCCGCGCATGCTGTTTCAGTTCCGCTACTTCCGCCGCGTCACGGTACAGGTTTTCGGGCAGCGCGGTGCGGGAGAGGCGCTTCCGCCGCACATCGTACAGGTGATCGGTTGGCGCCTAAAGGATCTCGTCTGCGAGTTGGGGGTGGAGGAGGACGGGTCCTGGGCCATCTACCGCCGCGGCCGGGTGCGGGTGGGGACGGACGATGATGTCGAGCCGCTCGCGGAGGAGGAGTTTGCCGCCGCGCTGGCAGCCGTGGAGGAGAGGATCGGATGAGCGAATTTAATTACCGTTGTGCGTGCGGGGGAATCCTTGAGCAGAAGGTGCGCTACTCTGGCCAGCCGCCGGATCTGAAGCCGGAGATCTGGTATGTATGCCCCTTCTGCAGGGCGAAGCGTCCCTCGCAGGCCGCCGCCGCCGCGACACAAGATACGTCTGAGGATCAGGTGCTGATGCAGGCGTGAGGATGCCATGGCCGCGGAACAGTATGCCAACACGCCTCAGGATACGCTCAATGGCGCGATCGACAACGTTCAGGTCTCGATCGTTCTGAACGATGCCAGCGAGTTTTCCTCGGCGGGCGACTATCGTATCGTCATCGAGAGCGAGATCCTCAAGGTCACGGCGCGGTCGGGGAACACCCTGACCGTCGTCCGGGGCCAGGAGGGGACGACGGCAGCCTCGCACGGTAACGGCACGGCCGTCGCGCAGGCCCTGACACGAGACGGGCTGCTGGCGCTCTTCACACGCGGCATCGTCCAGGACACTTATGCTAACCGCCCCGCGGCCGGGCTGGAGAACCGCCTGTTTGTTCCGACGGACGGTCTTGTCGGCGGGATCGACACCGGATCGGCCTGGAACCATCTGGGGCCGCGATTGACGCGGCTGGCGCCACCTCCGCTGGTGTCGGCGCTGACCTGGCTGAACCAGGGAACCGCCACCGCGACCGATAATAACGGCACGCTCTATTTTGAGATCCCCAGCGGTTCGGGAGATAATGTCCGCGGGCTCTACAAGGCGATCCCGGCGGCTCCCTTCACCTTGGAGGCGCTCTTCGAGCCGATCTGGTCCGGGCAGGCATTTGCGCGGGCGGGGATGTTTCTCTACGATAGCGTTTCCGCCGAGCTGATCACGCATTGGTGGGATACCGGTACGGGACCGCTGGCCGCGGGGCCGACGGTCGTATCCAGCAATTGGAACTCGGTGACGTCGTTTAGCGGCAATATCACCGCGAGCGCCGACCACTTCAACCTCCTGCGCCGCTGGTTCGGGATCGTGCCGGTATGGTTCCGCATCCGGGACGACAACACCAACCATCATTTCGAGTTCAGCGTCGATCGTGTGAAGTGGTTCAAGACCGGCCAACAGGCACGTACCGGGTTTTTGACAGCGACCCATTGGGGAATTGCGATGGAAGGCTTCAACTCGACGGCCAAGAACGGCATGGTCCTGTATCACTTCCGGGAGAGTTAGGGATGGCCATCCTCTACGCCGACAAAGACGGGCGGATCATCCGGGTGCTGCAGACGCTGGCCGAGGAGATCCAATATCCCGATCCGCCGCCGGGGACCGTCGCGACGCTGGAGATTGACTTCGCCGCAGCCGAGAACCCGCTCATCTTAGAGATGCTCCACGAGGACTGGAAGGGGGCGCGGCTGACAGGAGGAAAGTTCGTCTGGGACGACCTGGAGTTGACGCCGGATCTCACCCCAGCGCCGATGGACGACGAATCGCGGTTGCTTGCCATTTATCAGGGGCTGGTGCGGGGGGAGACTCCCCCCACAGAGGATCTGAACTGGCTTCTGGTACGGCTGACACGATTGCTCTTGTAGGGGACCTATGACCGGCATCCTCGGCACTCCCGACAGCTTGCTGGGCGAGATCATTCTGGGAGCCGGCGCCGAGGAGGGCGGCGGGCCGACGACGGCCGTCTTTACCAGCCGGGCGCGCATTCTAAGGGTAGAGGAGACTGAGTTCCTCTGTCAGGCGAACATCACCCACCAGACGCGCGTGATGTTCGACGTCCAGGCGCGAATTCGGGTGATCGAAGAGGCGCAGTTCCTGGCGCGTGCGCGCATTCTGACGTTAGGGGATGCAGAGTTTCTCAGCCGGGCTCGAATTCTTGACGCAACGGCGCTCGTTCCGTTTACCGCTCGTGCGCGTATACTGTCCGGCGTCAGCGCCACGCTGGAGGTCTCCTTCAACGTCCTCCAGCAGATCTCCACAGTGCTGCCCGTGATTTTCAACATCACGGACGCCGAGCGGATCTATACCCAGTTCACAAGCCAAGCGCGGATCAGGGTGGTCGTCAGCGCCCGCCTGCCGGTGAGTTTTACGATTGACTATGAGGTGCCGACGGGCTGTGTCGTACGTCCAACACAGCAAGCGATCGCTCGCACCGCAACGCAGTTCTACTGTCGGGCGCGCATCTCGTCGCCCGTGCCACCGATCTGACCTATGCCTACTGCTATCTTTACCGCTCGCGCATTAATCCGTGGGGCAGCCGGAGACACCAATGAGCTGGCTGGCTCTTGGGAAGTTTCCGACGATCTCGGGTCTGCTTCTCGCGGCTTTAACGTGCAGATGGGGGGCTCAGGGCAATTGCAGATTGGAAGTCCTGTGGTGATCACTGCAGGATATGATGAAGACCGAGTTACGTTGATACGCGGTGAAGCGACAACAGTACAACAAACGATTACTCCTTCTGGAGCAATTTTTAATGTTCAAGGTGAAGATCTTGGTATCTCCGAGATCCTGCAGACGCCAATTACGTTTGTCTGGGAGGCGCGACCGCCCTCTGTGTTGCCGCGGGCGCACGCGATCCTCCGCGAAGCGGCGGCACAGATAGGCGTTAACATTGGTTCGCTGGCATTTCCCGATTATCCGCTCTACGCTTCTTATGTCGCTCACCAGAAATCGCTCTTTCAGATCGTTCAAGATCTAATGGAGCCCTGGAACGTGTTTGCGTCGATCCAACATTTCCCGGACGTAAGAGACAAGGTGCTCAGCGTTTTGCGCGTCGACTGGGCCAATCCGCCGAATACTGGCTATGCCGTGACACGCGCTCGCCATAGTCAGCACCAAATTAGCCAGCGCAAGTATGACGATCAGCCGAGACTAGCACATGTAATTGGTATCGAAATTCGCGGAGCAGCTTATACTCAACCGCGCCCTGATCTCGGGCCCGAGCGCCGCTACAATTACGTCAACCGGCGGATCAACCGAGAGCTGCTGGAGTCCGTCGCGGGCACCTATGAAGATTTCGTCTGGTTGGAAATCTATACCCTGGAAGAGCGTGAAGAGGGGAAGGTCATCCTGACCGAGGAGCGTCACTACCAGACGGTGTTAGACAGTGGCGGTTTTAGCACTGGATCGACCCTCCTCAAGCGCATCATCACCAACTACGAGTATTACCATCCCGAGGCGGCGCTCAACGAACTGGTCGCTTTCGAGCCGATCACACTCCGGACGGCGATTCTCTGGAGCACGATTGAGGAGCGCGAGGAGTTACAAAACGGTAACTTTGATCTGGTGCAGCGGACCTTCAAACAGTATTTTCACAACGATGACGGAGAGCAGATCGCTGAGCAGGAGAGCGTGCAGGAGTATGATACGGCCGCCGGACGATGGAAACCTGCACGCGTCGTGCTGCGTACCCATTCCCAGACGCATTCCTCCGGTGTCCGGACGCAGATCTCCGCCTACCTGGTGGACCCGGACAACGACAATGAGCTTACGACGGACTTTGTCGACTCGCAGCTCGTAGGCGGTCAACTCCCCACTGCTAACTCACAACTTGGACGGGATGAAGTACAGTCGATCCAGGTAGTCTTCCCTCCCCTCCCCTTGGTCAATGGAATACCGACGGAGGGACGCCGATCCAGCAACGCCTGGATCTATGAGAACGCCTACATTGGTTCGTCGGAGGCGCAGCAGATCTTTGATCTTGCCACTCAAGAACAAGAATTGCAACTTACTCCTGTGCGCTGGGAGACGGTGAATTTTGACGGGACATTCGATCCTAATCTCTGGGCAGGCCAACCGCTACAAGTGGAGGTTGCGCCTGATATTTTCGTGAGTTACTGGATTGAATCTGTTCAGCATCGCTTCGACGTCAACGGCGGCCGCACCAGCGGCACGGCACGGCGTCTGACCGAGAGCGTGCCGCTCGACCCCACCGTGGCCACCGTCGCGGCGCCGACGAACCTGCTGGCGACGGCCATCAGCACGACCGAGATCCAACTCACCTGGACCGACAACGCCAGCAACGAGTCCAGCTACCGCGTCGAGCGGTCTCTAGATCAGGTGGTCTGGACGGAGATCGCCATCCTTCCGCCCAACTCCACAAGCTATCTGGACGTCGGACTGACACCGTCTACGACCTATTCATACAGGGTGCGCGCCTTCGCGCTGATCTAAAGATGCCATTTTCCGCTTACTCGAATATCTCCTCGGCCACGACCGGCACCCCCGGCGGGGGGACGCCCGTCGCGGGCGCCGTCATCCAACTGGAATCGGACGAGGATGTCTACAGCAGCTTCGATTTCCTGACGCCGGCCAACGATGGCGACGGCATCGAGTATTGGCAGGACCAGCAGGAGGGGGGCGGCAACCCCATCAGTACCGGATGGACCGTGAACGGCTCTCCGCTGCCGATCTACGAGAGCGGCGCAGGCGATCTCATCAACGGCCACCCGTATGTCTCCAAGAGCGCCAGCCAGCGCCATTTTCAGGCGCTGGTGTCGGACAACGTTCCGGGAGGCTTCTCCTTCTACCTCCTCTTTGATCGCGAGGCAGGTTCGGGTGAAGAGATCGTGCTGGACATGAACAATACTGGTGGAGATGGCAATTTGCAACTTCTTTTGAACAGCAATGGTAATGTTGGTTACCGATCTGATGGTATTGTAGAAGAAGTGGCGGCGACGGTAGCTGGATTGCAAGTACTCGCTTGGATCTTTGATGAGGTTGCTGAAGAGGTGCGCGTCTACCGCGACGGTGTCCTGATCGGAACCGGTACGGAGTTCTTCAGCGGCGGCTATACACTGGGCAACGGTACGCTGCCGTTTCTGGCCGATGGGAATGGAAACAACGACTGCGACGGTAAGTTTTTGGATTTCTGGGCGTTTAAGACATCTCATAGTGAGCCAGACCGTATCCAGCAAACCCAATATCTCATGTCCAGAGGTGGAATTTGAAACATCCATTTACGCTTGGGGAGAGATTCGGCAGGTTAGTTACAGTGCGAGAGTTTCGGCTTCCTTCGCCATTACACGGACGAAAAATTCGGCATTGGGAATGCTGTTGTGATTGCGGGATGATAAAAACATTCAAACCTCAGAATCTAATCGGAGGAAGCACTCTATCTTGTGGTTGCTGGCGAAAGGAACACTTAAAGACGCATGGCAAGTCCCATTCAAAAGAGTGGGTAACTTGGAGGAGCATGTGGAAGCGATGCACAGATACTAAGTGCGCCACCTACTCATATTACGGCGGTTCTGGGATTACTGTCTGTGACCGTTGGAGGTCATTTTCAGTGTTTCACGATGATATGGGAGACGCTCCTACGACAAATCATACCCTGGATCGCATTGACAACAAATTGGGCTACAAATCAGGGAATTGTAGATGGGCGACCCGGAACGAACAAGCGAATAACAAGTGTCCTTACCGGCTCAAACCTACTTGTCGGCGTGGGCATGCTTATGACGAAGCCAATACCTATTGGGGCAAAGGGGCGACATCGCGCGGTCAACGCAGGTGTCGCGCATGCCACGCATTAATGGAGGTCGCTCGTCGTAAACGTAAGACGGCACACGGAACTGCCGACACCAATCAACAAAACACATACTTGGTGAATCGGGGTGGCCTTTAATAGGAGGATGGTTTGATCCTGGATCGACGGATGCTCTCAATGCTTCACTGGTATCGTCGCAACTCGGTATGCCGGCGTTACTGGCTGGCGTTGCTCCACCATCTACCCTACGTACGGCGGGTGCGGCGGCGACTGCGGCAGACGAGACAAAGGAGATGGGGATGGCGAATCTAGCTCGGTTTCTCGTCGCACAGACGGAGGCGGCGGCGCGGGCGGTGTCGCGAGGCGGCGGGCTTGTTTCGGGGATCGTCCTGCGTTTAGATGGCTCGCAGGTCATGGTCAATATCGGCGGCCAGACGGTCGCGTGTCAGCCGACGGCGGGGCTCCCCCTCCTGGCAGGTGACCAGGTGTGGGTGCGCCAGGGATCACACCAGCCCATGATCGTCGGGGTCGGCACGCGTAATAACGAGGTGAGCTGACTCATGCCCCGGGACGAAATCCCCATCAAGCTGACGATCCTCTGGCCCAAAGCGCCGGGGGCCCCCGCCCCCGACGTGGGGCGGCTGGTGCCGCGTGCTTCAAAGCCACCGCCGGATGCGCGCTCGCGACGCCTGCCGGTTCAGCCGGACGAGGTGCCCTCGGGGCATGTCTGGGTTGGGCCCAATGATGGCTTCGTTCCCTACAGCGGTGTAAAGCCTCGACTAGGAGATCTGATCGTCGTCCATGGCGGTCTTGCCCGCCGCTTCGTCACCTCTCCCGTCGCCCACCAGCCGCTGCGCTGGCCGACGTTCGTGGGCGGATGCCAGTGCCGCTGTCCCGACCCGGACGGCATCACACTGACGCTGGCCCAGGTAGTGGGGGTCGCGCAGGGGCTGGTGGTGGACGCGCTCACGGCGGAGCTGCGGCAGATCGTTGGAGCGAACGAGTTAGGCTTCGCCAATGGCTCGGCCACCTCCGGTGGCGCGGCGGTGACATTTGATACAGTCGCTCCCTGGGATCTCTATGCCTTGGACGACCTGCGCGGCTACCAGCAATGGGTAAACGATCAGCAAACGACACGCAGCCGCCGCTACTTCAGCCTCATCCGCTGGCGGGTATCGGGGGGACAGTATGCGGTCCTGGATCGCTATGCGCTCACCGATCCCTACTCGCCAGGTCTGACGGACCCGACCGCACCTGCGGCCGAGCCGGACCCGCCTGCCGTCGAGGCCGGAGGAAGCTGTCTCGCCGTCCATGACGGCGTGGCGACGGTGACGCTGCTCAATGCTCCTGCGCGCTATCTGCGCATCACGACAATGTCGGCGCAAGAGACGCGGACGCTGACTCGGGACGGCGACCCCTACGACGCCAGCCTGCGCGGTAATCTGGTGCAAGTGACGCAGACACCGGGACGAACGGCGGATCGCTACGTACTTGCACGTCAGGGAGGAGGGGCGACGACGCTCTTTCGGTTGCTGAGGTTCAACGCCGAGGACGCAATCACGGGGGTGGTGGATCTGGGCACCTATAATCTGGCGGTGCCGACGCCCATCGCCCCGGTGCAGGTGGTCGTCGCCTGCAACCAATTGCTGGTTTTGATTGGTCAGGTTGCCGAGGAAGAGATCGGAGCAGGATAAGATGGCCGACGTCGCAATTATCAATCTGTGTCAAGGGTTTCGTATTGAACGATCCTTGAGCGTTGGAAATCCTCTTGTCTCCGAGACGTTGCGCGGGGGTGCCTCGCTCGGCTGCTTTCCTGTCATTGCACACCGTAAGATCTCCGGCACGGACGTGATCGTGTCGCGAATTAACCGGCGCAACGCCGTCTATGATCGCTTACTGGTTGAGATCGGTCCGGGGCCCGATGACGTTGATACCTCGTTTCCGATCCACACCGCGCTAGTAGCGGCTGTTCCGGCTACCCCCCTCACCGGGACGATCATTGCTCCCTACCCTGTGCCAACGCCACCGTTGGACTTCGGACTCCTGCACCGCGTCGGCGGCAACGCCATGGCGTGGGCAAGCTGGGACACGGGCGAGACGCCGCCGACGCCGTTGACCAATGGGATCGTGCGGCACCTCAATGCCAACGACAATTTCTATCTGATCTCGTTTGATGGCGTCGAATTCTTGGATACCCTTCCCGGCGGCTCGGTGGCGCTTCGTCCGTTGCGCACCTTTCGGATCTTCACCGTCGCAAACTACAATCCTGAGGGACTGCCGCAGGCACTTGTATTCCTGTCATCAGGTCAGGCGTTTTCAGGTTCACCATCTGGCTATTACTGGCCAGGAATCGAGGATCAGGACACCATTCCGCTCTTCGATGGTACGAGTGGGTCGGCCCAGTTTCAGGCTCACTTCTGGGCCGTCAGTCCGGGCGTCGATACGCTTCTTTCGGGAGCGTCGACAATCACCGGTGGAGCGAGCGTTTTCCCGTTCAACGGGTCCAACGCCGTCATGGCCGACCGCGGCGCGCTCTATTTCCCCAACGAAGACGTTACAATGCCCACGTTTGGGGGCGTGATCAACCGGGATTATGACGTCACGCCTGCGCGGCCTACCTTTATCATGTATGCCAACGCTGACGTGGATGCAATCGCCATTAACGGAGTTGCAGGCGATGCCTATCCGGTGGACGGGCTGCCGACGCTGCCGGCCAGCCGGTCCTCCTCGACTGTCGGCTCATTCCTGACTACACCGCCCCTGACAGACTACACCAAGGCGTTTTCCTGGACGGGCTTCGAGGAGGAGACGGAATTCGAGATCGAGGTACAGGCATTCAGCGAGACCATGACGGACGGTCCGTTTACGGTGGGGCTGCCGAACGCGCGAAACGTCATCGAAGGTATCGTGGTGGCCCGAACTGTTTAGATCTTTGGCTTACGTATCTCTCGCGCACGAATCCGATATGCCGTCGCGAAACTAATGCCATATTCTTCAGCTAGATTTAAGGGTGATTCGCCCGAGTCCATACGCTGGCGAATTGAGTCGGCGGCTTCGTCTGAAAGTTTGGCATTTCCATTCTTCTCGCCGCGAGGGTAGCGTTCCGGATAGAGACGGGGACCACTGCGATCTCCTCGTGCCGTACGGCCTTTCTGATCACGGTCACGCAGGTTTTCCTGGATAGTCCCAAGCCAAAGATGAGCAGGATTGCAGCATGCTCGATTGTCTCCTTCGGGACAGTTGTGACAAACTTGCTGGCCCTCTGGAATTGGGCCAACCGTCAACATCCAAACGGCACGGTGTGCCATCGTATGCCCAAAGCCTGGAAGATGAAAGCGTCCGTACCCATCATGTGTACGAGCAGCCTTCCAATTCCAGCACTCATTTTCACTTCGCCTGTCAATCTTGGACCATAAACTTTGGCGAGCGTCTAAGTATTCACCCTTCTTTGGCATTGCATATTTATCAAAGCAAGAACAGTGCCGAATAGATCGTGATTGCGACGACAGTCTGATCTCGCGTCCGAAAGGGGATCTGAGGTATCATGCGCTTGTTGCCTCTGCTTCGCCGCTGTCCAGGAGGGGATGATGCGCCGTTTGCTCGATCGGGCCCGATCCACCATCTCCCGCACCAATGTCCTGACGATGACTCTATCCCTTATCCTGGGCGCGACCGCCATCTACGGTTTCGCCAACCAGGTGGTGCAGGATCGCGACGCCGCTATCAGTCGCGCCGTCAAGGGAGAGCAGTTGTTGCGCCAGGAATTCTGGCGAGAGGTGCGGGAAGATTTGCGCGAGATCCGCGGCGAGGTAAGCAAGGTACGCGAAGAGATCGCCCAATTGAGGGATCGGCTTCCGAGGCCACAATGAACCTTCAGATTGAGAAGAATCATCCCGTGGTGACGACGTTACGCATGGAAGTCACCGGGGCGCGGTGGGAGCAGTGGTTTCTCTTACGTTCCGACGCTCATCACGATAATCTGCACTGCAACCAGGAGATGGAACGTCGCCATCTGGAGGAAGCAAAAGCTCGCAACGCGGGTATCCTGGACTTTGGAGACCTCTTCTGCGCGATGCAGGGGAAGTGGGACAAGCGGGCCGACCAGACCCAGATGCGCGAGGAGCTGCGCGGTTCCGATTACTTGGATCGGCTGGTGAGCTACTGCGCTGATTTCTATCGTCCTTATGCGGCGAACTGGATTCTTCTGGCACAAGGTAACCATGAAAGCGCCATTCAACGCCGAAATGAAACGTCTCTTGGCGAGCGACTCGCGGAACGGCTTCGTGTAGCAGGCTCTCCCGTCGTAACAGGCACCTATCGCGGTTGGATCTGGTTTCAGTTCCGTATCAAAGGCACGCAGAGACATTCCTTGACACTTCATTACACCCACGGATATGGAGGAGGCGGCCCCGTCACCCGGGACGTGATCCAGACGGCTCGGCAGATGGTCTACCTCGATGCGGACTTTATGGTCAGCGGGCATAGCCACGATTCTTGGAATCTGCCTATTCGCCGGGAGCGCCTCAACCATGCCGGTAAGCCGGTCCTGAATGACGTGGAACATGTCAAGTGCGGGGGCTACAAAGACGAGTTCAGTCCCGGTACGGGGTGGGCGAACGAGAAAGGCTTTCCTCCGAAGCCGCTTGGCGCCTACTGGCTTCGTTTTTACTGCAAGCCGAGCCAAACGCGTTATGCGATTCTGCACGATCTGGTTCGCGCTCATTAAGAGGAGGCTGGCGATGATCCGTTTTTCCCTGCCATCACGTCGCGTCACCCTGCCGAAGGATGAGGTTGCCGAAGAAGAGGAGCGCCGCCACGCTCACCGCCTGAATGAGATCGCGCGCTTGCATCTGGAGTGGGCCCACGAACGCACTCAGGAAGCGCACGAGGCAGGTTACGCCGAGACGGCGGACAGTTACTCCATGTCAACACTCGCTTGGCTAGACCGGCTTCGTGATCTGTCCTGAATGTTCTTCTAGATCGGGCCGCCAACCTTCCTCCATGGAGTCAATGGAGTAATTCCGGGCAAACAGGCTTCGCAAAGCGCCCCCCAATCCCCAGGCACCTCCCGAGAGTCGGACCAACTCATAACGCTCCGATTCCGGGTTCAGGAAGTCGTTCAGCCGATAGCTTTGGTCGCGCTCAAATCGCTGAGCAATCCCACGCGCTGAGACGATCCAGGCCCGTGTCTCCACGGCGCGCGGTGGGACGACGAACAGGACGACCGACGCGCGGCCGCCCTGCTCCGCCACCCGAAGGAGGTTCGGAAGTTGGTGTGGGCGAAACGAGCGCGGCCCGAGGAGACATGCTTTGCTCTCCCATGACGGCACCTCCATCTGCTTCGTCTCGATCGCCCAGAACAGACCGCCCCGGCAGCAGGCGCACAGGTCAAAAGGCTTGAGAACGCCACGGGCTTGGTCGTAGAACGGGTAGCACTCCAGGCCCTGCGCTTCCAGGCCTTTGGCCAATTGAAGCGTGCGGGCGCGCTCAGTCATTCGCCGCCTCCGACGCCACGAGCGGGTTGCCGCATCCGACCTGGCTACAGCAGTGAGCGGCAAATCGCTGCCCCTCGTCGAGCAAGTCCACCAACTCCACCGGCTTGAGGCGCTGCAGCCCCCGATGGCTCCGCCGAAGCGCCGCCTGGACGAAACCGGCCGTGAAGGCGTCTCCGGCGCCGGTCACATCCAGCACCGCTCCCGTCTGCACCAGACGATGGATCGGATCACCATCCTTTGGGATGGCCGTGACGCCGCCCGCCCCCTGCGTCACAATGAGTTGCTGCGCGAGCACTTCCTGGCGGGCGCGTCGTACGTCATGAACACCCAGGCTAGTCATCTCCTCATGGTTGCAGATGAGTGCCGTCGTCGGCATATACTGCCAGCGCGAGGGGGTCTTCGAGTTGACGATGACCGGCAAATCTAACTTGCCCACCGTCCGGATGAGATCCCTTCCCACTTCGCCCCGAAAGACGAACTTGTCGTAGTCCACAATCACAACCGCATCGTAATGCCCGTGGCAAAGATCGTGTTCAAGCGGCGGCAGATCGGTCGCACGCAGCTCGCCTACCATGTCGTTATCCGCCCGCAGCAGTTGTTGACAACGCTCCTTCTCGGCATCCTCGACGATGAACCGCTCCTTGACGGTGACGGCGAGCGCCGGGTCGAACATCCGGGGAGAGAGCCGAACCGCCCACCGCTGGCACTGCTCGCGCAAGATGCCGCTGGTCGCGTCGCGGCCGTGTGGGCTGGCGAGCGTCACCTCCAGGTTGCTGTCTGCCGCCAGCCAGCGAGCGACGTTGGCAGCTCCGCCGAGCGTCCATTCCCGGCGGCTCTCTTGAAAGACCCAGCAGCCGCGCGCTTCTGGCGACTTGCGCACGCACGTCCCGTAGCGGGACAGATCCAACATTGCATCGCCGATCACTAATATTTTCAACCCTTCACCTCCTCGTCAACCCCCCAAATGTAACGCAGCAATCGTTCGTAGATTTCCGTCGGTTGCCCTTCCGCTTCAAGATCAAAGAACTGGTCGAGCCCCATCACCCATTTGGTTCCGATCGCCGAGCGATCGAAGCACCGGTAGAACCGGTTCTGGGTCTCGCCGATCTGCGCGGCAGAGGTAAGCACCCGCTTCTCAGGATCTGCCGCTGCCGTCGTCTGCATACGGCGGTAGATCGCTCGCGGATCGTCAACCAGGAGGACGGCTACTACGCACCGCTGCGACAGCCAGAGGTCCAGCCAACAGAAGTCGCTGTCCGAAAGGACGCTTCCGCCGAAGGTGCTTCCGTAGGCGTGGTTTGACCAGTGAAAGCGGTCGAGGATCAATTTCTCCCCATGCTCGGCCACCGCGCTTCCCAGCCGCTCCTGGAAGTATTCCATGGCCGGTCGATCCGGAACGCTGAAGTGGACGTAATGGTGGCCGGGCAGATCGGTGCGCAAGCGCTCGGCCAGAGTGCTCTTACCCGTGCGTCCGACTCCTTCCAGGAGCACAATCATCAGCTCACTCCTACGGCAGCAGCAAAGCCCGGACGAGATCGCATCCTGTCTGCAGGTCGTCCGTGCGATAAGTAGGTATTTGATTCAGCATGGCGTGTTCATGGATGTTGCCCGCCTGCATCACCAGGATGAGCGGCACCCGGTAAGCGTAGCACCACGCAGCCTCGATCATTGAACCGACGCTGATACGTTCAGCATTCAGCAGATTCATCAGGACGGCATCGGCCGTTTTGACGTCGTTATGGTCTCGGCCCATAATCCCCGGGCCCGTCGCCCGGGGGTCTTCATCGTCAGGCATGGATGAAAGGACACCGTGTTGGCGCAGAAATGCCTTGCCGCGCATGGGCGAGAACGTCACGATGTAAGGCGAGCGAAGAAGCATCAAACGAGCACAAATACGCCAATCTTCGGACGCCTCATAGGTAGAGCCGGCGATCGGTCCGGCAAGATACACCTTATAATGCTCCTTCATGAGACTGTCTTCCGATTTGCTTGATCCATCAACCACACAAGGAGCCAGAGTCGCTGTTCGACCGCCTCCGCCATGAGCTGAAGTGGCGTCACGCCATGACGTGCGGCAAACTGCTCGGCGACCTCCCAGCCGGCCCGCTTCACGTCCAGCGTCACCGTGACCAGGTCGTAATCCACCGGCTCCTCCGGCGGGGCCTTTTCATTGCGTGTCATCTCGTCAAACCTCCGTCAACGAGCCGTGCAAGATGTATGCCTATTCGGGGTATGCATAGTCGCAGTCGTCACATTCCCAGGATTCCGCGTCCCACTCATATTCCTTGTGAGAGAGTCGCGTCTTGGGGTGGCGGCAGACACCGCCGCAGGCCGGGCAGGTCGCCGTCTCATCCCAGATAACCTGAGCGGTGTCGTCGATGTCGATCGGGGGGCACAAACTCATTTAAGAATTTCCTTCTCTCCTTCTATTTGCTGGACCTCACCGTTGGGCAAGCGCTCCCAGCGGGCGATCAACTGTCCGTCCTGGAGGATCAGGCAATACTCGGCTGTCCCCTGCAGGCACGCTTTGCGAGCGCGATAGTGGCACTCGCGCAGATTGAACTCCTTCCGGCCGGAGGCGCCGCAGCAGATATGCTTCAGGGTATCAACATTGACGGGTTTGAACAAGACGGTAGCCATCGTTTACCTCTCCGGCTTCTGAAAGAGGAGTATAGATTCCCAGCCAAACACGTAATACCCGCCTTTGAGCGCGCGGTAGCGCCACAGCGCCCGCTGGCCGCGCTTGCCTCGACCTTCGCCGAGATCCTTGACGATATGCGCCTTCATCGTCAGGCCGTAGGAAAGTGCAGACTGGATACACCCGGACGTCAGGGAGTGGAACCGACCGCCTAAGTAGACGTCGCCAATGATAATGGCGCAGTGTCGGCCCGGTTCTAGCCAGCCCAGACAGTTGCCGAGCACGACCGAGAAGCGCGTCTGGAAGTGGGTCGGGTTGATGCTGTTGGACAGATCCTGATCTGCCTCCCCGAATTTCACTGCGTTGTGGTAAGGCGGATGTAGCAGGATCATCTGCACGTGCGTCTGGCCGTAAGATCCTAGTGCGCGGCCAACGCAGCCGCTGAGATCCAGCCCGGAAAGAGCGTTGGCGGCGTAGCCGAATGCGCGGCATCGCTCCTGCCCCTCCGGAAGCTGGAGTTGGCCGACGCGCCGAGCGAGGTTCTGGATCTTCTCCGGATAAACGTCAAGGGAAATGCTATGTCTACCTAACCTAAGAGCTTCAACCGCTGTCGTGCCGCTACCCGCGAACGGGTCCAGCACCGTATCTCCCGCCTTTGTGAAGCGGAGCATGAGCTGTCGCGGCAATTGAGGGATCATGCAGCCGTGGTAGGCGCGCGTCTGGCCATCTTCATCGTCAGCGTTGGGAAATTGCCACAAACTGGTGGTCAGAATTTCTTGGTATTGTTTCCAGCCGCCACTCTCTAGTTCTAGGTCATTGATTTGGGTCATAGCAGCCACCTCACAAACGCGCCCGCCATTACAGCGATCAAGGGTTGTAAAAGCATCTGGAGATACGCTTTACCCCAAGAGGGTTTTTCTTCACTTTGACGCAGAGATGAAATAGGGCACAGGAAGGAAACAATACATGAGATACCCGCAGCCGTTTCGTAGCTCAGGGGCGAAAGGCCCATGGGAACGAGAAACCATAGCCATAGCGTACAAAGCGCCCAGGCGCGGAGAAAGATGGATACTGGAAACAACGCGATCGAGCCTAAACAGCCGTAGCCAGTCTTTTGTGCTTGAGTCATTCGATGTTCAACTTTCCATCATCATGCGTCTCAATGCGACGCCGTTCACGCTCCTGCTGCATCCGGAAGATCGTCTCGGCATAGCCACAGATATCCACCACGCTGTCGGCCTTCATTTGGTGCGCTAATCGTGACAGCTTCACGCAAATCATGCACATCGCGACCTGCTCGGCGGTCACATCTACACCCAGGAGCGCCGACCAGAGCTGTGCAGTGCGCCCCATATCATCGAGCGGCTCGCCATACGAAGCGTGCCGATCGCCGTAGACGAGTTTCAGTGCCGTTGCGCACGGGCCGCTCGCTTGAAGCGTTTGTGAGGGCGGTTTGTAGCCATGAATTTCGATCACTTTGGGTTGCCCGTCTCGCGCTTCAAGTTCTTCCTCAAGCCGCTGTCGCCGTTGGTCCCGCTCTAATTCGTCTGCCGTCTTTGGCGGAAATACTTCGCCCGGCTCCTTTATCGGTTCATGGATTGTTTCCTGTTCCGTCTTCTCCAGCTCTTCGATCAATTGTGTCAATGCTTGCCTAGTTAGCATCTGCTTTCCCTTTCTTCTTCGCCTTGGTATCTTTCGTCGGGTTCAGCTCGCGCGGCGTGATCGGCTCGAACGCCTTCGCGGGCCGGAACGTGAGCACGTCCTCGACGTAGAGGCGTGTGCCCGTCCAGTTCCACTTCGCAGTGATGTACACCGAGTTGCCGACGCCGTCATGAGGCCCCTGAAGCAAACCGCGTTGTGCGACGAGCCACTCTAAACGTTGCGGCGAGACGTGCAGAGGTACGCTGCCCGTCTCATCAGCCAACGTGAGAACGGCGCGATGCGTCGGCTCGCCCGGTCCCGGCGGCCGCTGGCCATACTTCTTCGCCTCGGCTACCACATTGATGCTCTGGATCTGCGTCAAGCGACCGACAAGCCGCACCTCGCCCTCTCCCTGCTTCACGGCCTGATGCACGGTGAGGGCGCGCATGTTTAGTGCCGCTTGGCGCTCCAAGTCGCTATAGGACACCTCTACGAACCAGGGGGCGAGGAGCAAAGCGACGTCCTGGTCGACGCGTTTCTCGTGCAGCCCGGTGGCATACAGTTTGTCCCGCAATCCCTTGGGGCAGGCGCGATAGAAAGCAGACCAATCGGCATAGGGCTGACCCTCCACGAGTTTGCGTGCCGTCACCGGACCGCATCCCTCCAGATCCTGGAAGCCGCCCAGGATGGTGCGATCGTCCAAACAGACGAAATGCTCCTGTGAGAGATTCGGATCGATAAGAACGAACTTTCCGCCGTCCTCGCGAAACTCGTTGAAGATACGGCGCTGTAGTTCGGGATCGTCTTCTACCTGGGCGAAGGCCGCCGCAAACTGCGCAGGGTAATGTGTCTTCAGGTAGGCACTCCAAACGGCGACCTTGGCATACGCGTAGCCGTGGGCGGCATTGAAGGAATTGTGACTGACGATACCATTCGCGACAAAATTGTGCATCGGCGTGTTCATGGATACGTCATACACATCGTCAACACCGCAAGAAGTAATCTCCACAATCGGATCGGAACTGGTTAAGTATCCACGTGACCAGGTACGCTTCCGTTCGTTCTTTGACCAATCTAATCGTTTATGGCAAGAATTACAAAGCCAACGCAGGTTTGTATGATGGTGGTAACGGTTATAATTGCCCTCGAAAAGTTCAAGCGAAATGAGATGAGCGATTTCAAACAGATCAGTCTCGGGCGCTTTGCATATTTCGCATTGTTTTTGGGCTCGCTCTAAAACGATCGCTTTGTTCTGGTTGTAGCGCGCTGTTCGCCCATCGATCCAGGCAGGATTAGAAGCGCCTGACGGCCAACCTGAACCTTCATAATGCGTGCCCAATAGTTCTCTTTGAATGCTTTGTGCCTGTTTTCTTGGTATGCGTTTCCAATCAGTGACAATCAACCGATCGCCCACTTTAAGTTCAGAAACCGTCTTATAGCCGTGATCCGTTAAGAAGCGATGATTGGCTGTTGCTGCAATGGACCTTCCAGAATTTGTGAAAATCTGAAAGACCTCCTGTTGGCCATTGTAATAAATAGCTTTCAGCTTCCCCAAACGTACGCGGCCATCTACGTCCATCTGAAAGAGATTCAGATAGCCTCCTCGTATCTTCTTGCCCCAATCGGTGTCGGACTGTTGTGCTTCGTAGAGTTTTCGGATTGTAATCGCTCCACCTTTTGGTAGAAATGCACGATAAACTTCCGTATCACCACTTAGGCAGTAGTTGCCTGCTTTTACACACTGATCCCATGCTAGAAGCGCTTCACGCTCGGGGATTCCGCTCTCCGCGCATCCCATCAAATAGCCGTCAAGAAACGGTTCCATGGCTTTAGCGCCTTCGATTTTGGAGACAACCTTTCGGATCTTTTCGGCCGTGGCCCAATCATAACCACCCGCTTCGCGTGCTATTCGCATTACCTGTTCTTGGTAGAGCACAACGCCATGTGTTTTGGACAGGATGTTCCAGAGGATCGGATGCGTGGTATACGTTGGACCATCGGAAGTTGCCAGCACTTCAGTGTGGTTGCGATGTCGTGCCACAAACGTTTGTGCCCCACCGGACTGGAGGGGACCCGGCCGGGCGAGGGCGACGACGGCGCAGACATCCTCATACTCCTTCGGCTGCAACTCGCGCATCAGACGACCAGCAGCGGTGCCCTGAAGCTGAAAGATGCCGGCATTGCGGCCCTCGCCGAGCATCTTGTAGCTGGCAGGATCGTCCATCGGCAGACTGTAGAGCCATCCAACATCCTTGCCGAGATCCTCCGCCACCCGTGCCAAAACCGAGAGCATGTCGACCGACAGGAGGTCAATCTTGAGCAGCCCGAGGCGAGCCGCTTCATCCTTGTCGACGGCGGCGATCGGCAGGTCGGTAGGCTTGCCCATGATACCCACCGTCTCATGGATCGGCCGCGCATCCACCACAAAGCCGGCGGCGTGAACGCTGGATGCCCGAATTTGTCCCTCCAGTTCGGCCGCGATGGCGAAGGCGGGGTGCAATTTCAAAATCGCCTGCGCCTTCTCGTTCTCTCCGAAAAGACGTCGCAACGTTCCGGTTGCCTTCAGGCCCTCGTCGGCGTTAGCCGCCTCCGGCACGAGGTCCAGCATCGCCGCCAGTGCTTCTTCGGGTAAGTCGTGAGCGGCCGCCGTATCGCGAAGCGCCTGCCGCGCCCGGTAGCGCGAGAGCGCCGCCACCTGTGCGCAGTTGTCCGCGCCGTACTTGGCGATCAGGAACTCATAGAAGCGATGTCGGTAGCGGCTGTCGATGTCGATGTCGATATCGGGCAGATCGCTCCGGTGATGACCGATGAACCGCTCCACGGGCAGGTCATACGTGATCGGGTCCAGTTGTGTGATTCCCAGATACCAGCAGAGCAATGATCCGCCGCAGGAGCCGCGGGCGATAGCGAGGATGTTCTCTTTGCGCGCCCAGCGCATGATGTCCGCCACGACGAGCACGTAGTTCACAAAGTCATTGCTGACCAGGATACCCCACTCATACTTCGCTCTCTGAAGGTAGACACTTTCTTGCTCGCTTTTCTCGTTTGTTGTCCCGATCGCGCTGGCGCATGAGTTCACGGTTGGCGTCTCGCCATTTTCGGCACTTATCGTCTCGGCACGCTCGGCATTCCCTCCGCCCGTTGGCGTGCGAGATGAGATTGCTGCCGGACAATGGATGCCCTTGCTTGCACTCTGTCTTCCGCCTTGACTAACCTCCGACATTGATCCCTCGCCGCAAGTTTTCGGCTCTCGTAACG